TCCGCCTTGTCGCTGATGGCCATAACCTCAAGCAATGTCGAAAGTTCATGAGAGTCGGCGGCGATATAATGGACGGGATTGCCGTGGACGTTGAAACGCTCCATATTGCCCATCGCCGTTTCCCTGGGAACCGCGACGCCCGTGTCGATCGTGATAACCGTGGTGTTCGGCCGCTGCAGCATCAAAGAGGCCGTCGCGCCGGCATAACACCCGATTTCCAGATAGGTTAGATTCGCGTCGGCCTTGAATTCCTGCTGGGCGATATCCAGTAAAATATGAGCATGGTGATGAAACGTTTTTACGGCGGCAGCAATGTCCCGCAATATGCTTAAAGATTTTCTTGACGGTTTCATTTTGTTTTCCTTTCCATAATATGCGCCGGCGTCCCGATATAGGTGCCCGGCTTCAACAGATTATGAACGACGCCGGCATTCAGGCCGACGGTTACGTCATCCGCAACGGTGATTTTTTCCTTCGTGCAGGCGTTCGTGCCGAAATAGACACGATTGCCGATCGTGTTGTTTCCCATGATCTTGACGCCCGGCGCGCTTGTGAAATAATCGCCCAGGGTAACATCATGGCCCAGGATCGTGCCCAGATTAAGGTGGCAGTGATCACCGATCCTGATGTTGTCCACCAGAAGGCAATTCGCGGATATCACGCAGTCCACGCCGATCTCGATGCCGTCGCGCATCAGCAGCTGGGCAGATGGATGAATAACGTTGAAGTATTGCGTTTCCTTTGGCAAACGTGAAACGATGGCCGCACGCGCCGCCGGGTTGGCAACGGTAATGAACAGCGCGTATTCGCATGGGTTGAACGTGGACAATGGTTTCGTGTTCTTTTCATCATTGTAATATTCGTCATCCACAAAGCAAAGCATATCCGGGTCGCCCAGCAGCGCCCTGATGTCCCTGGCAAATCCACCATTGCCGATTAATGCTTTTTTCAATGTTGTCATCGCCAGTTCTCCACGATCCATTTTTCGTTGCATTCGTGCATTTTCGGCCGCCCGTGAAACGCGACGCTTTTGCAGCCGGCCGGAATCCCTTTGTGCCGCACCACCATTTTGTATGACACGACCCATTCGTGCGGGAATAGATCGTGCCTGATTTTGAGATCGTTCAAAATGCCCTGGGCGGCCAGCGGACAGGCCCGGTTAGCCGGCGGCGCCAGCGGATCCCATTGCGGCATACCCTGGCGGACATATTCATCCCATACTTCATGGCCTGCGCCGTTGCGGATTAAAGCCACGGTACAGTTGCCGTCATGCTCATGGCCGGGCGGGCACTGATCGGGCGGGTAATCCATCATATAGCAATGATCGGACGGATGATGGACGATGTCGTCCAGGCTGCCGACGATGACCTGATCCAGGTCCATATACAGAATGGAATCCGTCAGGACGCCGGGCGGGTTTTTCTGCCACGCGGGCATCCCGCACCACCAGGACGGCAAGCCGGTGAAGACCACGCGGATCCCGGGATCGATGGCGGAGATGCGTTCCGGCCTTTCCGCTAGCGGCCCGGCATACAGGACAAAATCGAAGGGGACGGTCATGTGGCGCTTGCAGGCGGAAAACAGGCGATTGACGTACACAGGCGGATAGTAGTCTCCGCCGTCCCAGCATGCCACTATGGTGATTTGCTTACCCATGATCCCCCCGGCAAATGAAAATAAAACGCTTGGCGTGTTCTTTGCTCTGGATGAATTCCACGGACGGCCAGTGTTCGCGGAATTTATTCACCCACCAGGGCCAGTCCTGTTTGATGGTGGTCAGTTCGATGCCCAGGCGGACGTCGGATAGATTATAGACTTCCGCAAAAAGGTTCCTGCAGGTGAGGCGGATCTCGGCCAGAATGTCATCCAGCGTTTCCGGCGCGACCAGCATCAGGACGCCCACGCAATAGCCCCAGTCGGCAACCGGGAAGTTGGCGGGCAGGGCGGACAAATCGGAAATGGTATAGGTCACATCCGGGCCGATCAGCACGCGGGCTTCGGCCTCGAGGGCGTTGTCGGCAATATCGATCATGTTGATTTTCACGTCCGGACGCAGCCGTTTGATTTCTACAACGGCGCGGCCGGTGCCGGACCCGTATTCGTTGATGACGGCATTGTTCGGCAATTCGCGCACAAACTGCTTTGCGTAACGCTGGCCGGCTGATCCATGGCGATACCGCGCGGCGTCGTTCTGGTGCCAGATTTGTTCGAAGCGGTCTTTCCATTTTTGCGTTAGGTTCATTTTATCCTCTTTTCCAGTAGGGAACGGTTTGAAACCGTTCCCTACACGCTCATCCATTCGGCCGTCGGTGCGCCCAGCAGTTCCATGGTCCAGCCGGACATGCTGCGCGTCACGTCTTTGATCGCGGCCAGCTTTGCCGTCCAGCCCGGCCGAAACTTGGCATAATCGTAGGCCTTGTCATTCGCGCCTGTGAGCGGACAGCCGCACACGATGATCTTTTCATAACCCAGTTTAATTCCGGCCAGGACACCCAGAAGGGCGGAGCTTCCGGTGGGCGGCTCGAAGGGAATGATCAAGCCGACCATGTCCCGGCCGGTAGCGTTGTCAAGATGCGGCTGATGGGAAATGATTGTATAATCCGTGTTGCCGCCGAACGCTTTGCGGCGCTCAATGGCCTGGGCAATGTCCGACGGGTGATAGGTGGCAAAATAATAAGCGTGGCCCGGATATTTTTCAACGGAATCCAGGCCAATCAGCATGAATGAAATAGTGGATAGTGGATGGTGGATAGTGGATAGGCACGCGGTGAGGTCTTCCGCACAGCATTGGGCTGATCCGATGATGATTAATGTTTTTTTATTCTCATTCATTTTAAACACCTGCGGCGCATTCGGGGAATGCGCCCTACAATTCATTATTGCGAATACGGATCATCAAGTTTTTCTGTGTACGTGACATTCAGATTGATGAAAGCGCCCACGGACACGCCGCCTTCATCCGGATATTCTCCCGTCCCGCCTTCTGTATAGATAATGTCGTCGATATACGCGGAACGATCCCAGCCGGTATGCGGGCTGACTGTTTCGTCATGCTGCGAAAGAAAACACTTTTTCAGATCCCCCAGAATCTTTTCGGACGCCTCGGATGGATTTGTGGTCGAAAACTTGACGACGCCTTCAATGTGCATCACCATGGAGCAAGACCGCAATCCATAGTTACCAGCTGCTTTCTCTGTTCCCGGAAATATATCGATTGCTGGTAAATCGTGGGGATCCACCTTATTCCGCGCGCGCAACACATTGGCGCCGATGCCATAATTATAGCCGTTGGCGGCCGTGATGACGGCCGCCCGGGCGATAAAGTCTTTAATGACAAGTTCTCTGATGGTGTCGGTCATGGTCGCTCTTTCCGGCGTGCTCTGGGATCACGCCCTACGGACGTCATTTGTGCTTGCTCAATTCATATTCAGCTTCATGCTTCAGGTTTGCATCAAGGCGCGTGCTTGCCTGGGCCAGGATGACTTTCATCACCGGATCATTGCTCATAATGTCCGGGACACGCGGGCCGAAAAGCTCTTCCAGGGGTAAGCGGTATTCTTTGGGCAGCGCGGCCATGGGGATATATCGCTGTGTTTTTGCGCTCCAGAAATAACCCTTTTTATTGATGGCCATTTCCAATCTGCCTTTATTTCCGATGCCCTTATCATGCCACTTCCGCCAGAAAACGCCCTCATATCCATTTTTCATGGTCGCGAGAAAAGTTCCGAAAACGACTTTGCGCGGCCGGTCTTTTCTGACCTGAACTGAGACCCCCCATTTTGTTTGCCGCGCGCCATAATCCATCAATGGCAACGGCTTTCCGGTACTGGCAATATAAGCCGTGGGGTTGCTTTCCGTTGCTTTTGTAACCTTAATGGTTTTATCAACCGCCGATTTCTTGGCGGTTATTTCGGCCCGGATTGCCGCGGACGTATCCGTCTTGGTCCCGGTCGCCGTCTTGTTGATTGCCCTCATGGCAACGCGCGGCGCGATGCTCTTGATATCGGCAAGCATTGACTGCACCCGGCGAAAATCTTCCTGATCGATCTTTATGGTAAATGCCTGGCTCATGTCACCACCACCACGACGGTGTCGCCGTCGTTGGATTCAATCGCCTGCACGGTGAAGGTTTCCGTGCCAACAATAAACACGTCGCCGCGAATTGGCTCTGCGCCGATATCGGCCAGGACTACTTCGATCGTTGTGCCGCGCTCATAGACTTGCGCGTCCATCCCGGCCGGCTGCAACAGGACGGACCGGTTGACAATCACGCGGCAGGGGATTGCAACGCCGCCCGCGGGCGTAAACGTGGCGTCATCACCCACGAGTGAGTTGAAAATGTCCTGCAATGCGGCGGCAATGATGGCGTGTGTCATGGTTTATAACTCCATGCTTCTTCTTTTCGTTCCGGCGTAAGAAATTTGTCATAAGAATTGGTAAACAAATTCTTGATGATATAGGACCCGCTGGATCCGATGAATACCGCAGCCGTTGACTTGAGAATATCCAGATCCGGAAACACACCGGAACTCATGATGGTAAACAGATAAACCGCGGAAGACCCCAGGGCGATGCCCAAAGCCCTCAATATGTCTTTCAGGTTCAGCCTTAGAAACCTGCTCTTAGTTTTCTTCATAGCAGCCCACCGTTTTTTCCAGCTTGAGCGCGTAATCAATCAACTCAAGGTAATTCGACATTATTTGCTTAACTGTCCAATGACGGGATCGATCAGGATCGGGCGAACCGGCGCCGGGCAATACTTTTCCGCCGGCTTTTGAATGGCCGGTTGTGTCGCCGGTCGCGGGCCTGCGCATGCCGCCAGAATTAAAATAATAAGTAGCATCGCTGATAATTTTTTCATCGGATTCCTCCAGAATAACTACGGTTTTAATTTGCAGGACCTCTTCGCGGATGGCCGCGGTTGTCGTCTGTATCGACTGCTGCGCTTTCTGCGCCTTACGGGCCGCCGCCAGATTGGTTTTGTAGTCCCGGATCTGGCCCTGCAGATCAACATTGGCCCGAAGCATTGTTGCAATATCTCCGGCCTGCTGGGTGATGACGACATTTTTCCTGGTGATGACGATATCCTTTTCTTTCAGCGCCGCGCGCTGCCAGAGATACAGTCCGGAGACGGCGACAACTATAAGAGCCAGAACGCAGAGAATTAGATTTTTCGGATTTAAAAACCAGGTCATGTCGTTTACCTCTTCTTTTTACGCTTCTGCCTTTTTTCCTTCTTTGCCGCCATTTTGCGGCGGAGGATTCCTGTTTTCATGGCCTCGATTCTCTCGGGGTTTTAAGTTTTAAGTAATTAAGTATTAAGTAAACTTTCCTTAAATCTTAAATCTTAAGACTGTCTCTTCATAATTCAAATAAATGCTTTCTCAGTTTCTCAACGCGGTTCATCCAGCCGGTCAGAAATTTTGACAGGGCCGGGTTTCTGCTGACATAGGACACATATTGGTGCCGGCGCCGGATGCACATTTGATCCGCGAAATTGTAATCGGATGTGATCATCTGCAGCGAGTAAAGCGTTTTCGGGCCGATATCGCCGTCGGGTTTGACGCCCAGGGTTTCCTGTAAAAGGCGGGCGGCGGTTTTCTGGCCAGAATTGACCGCCACGTCGAACAAAACGGCGGCGATCTGCGCGGGGATATGTGCCATCGGAAAGTAATCCCAGAAATATTTTTTATAAATGCGGCCGGCTTTGGCCGGATCCATGGCGCGGATGTCGTCGATGTCGATGTCGCCGTCATCATCCAGGTCGCCCAGGTCGTAGTCACCGGTTCCCCGGAGGAAGCGCAGGCTGATGCCGTGATTGGTCGGCCCGCCCGGATCCTCGGGGATGTTGTTAAAGCCGCCTTCTGCTTTCAGTAAAAAGGCCAGGCATTTTATGAAGTCTTGTTCGGTGGCCATGGTTTATCCTTTGTGCTTCATAACAAATCCCACGATCATCAAGCCAAGAGCGGCCATAACAAACGCACTGACGAGGGTCTTCAAGACAACGCTTTTGCATTGCTTCGTCCAGGCTATCCAGTCGCCAATAAATTTATGATGCTCAAAATGCTTTTCGCGGTCGATGTAAAACGGCTTCAATTTGTCCTCCAGGGCGGCCTTGACGCCCGCTTCCACACCGATTCTTACCGCATAATTGATGGCTTCCTGATCCATTGACCGCGTCCCCTATTTCTGATAAGCCACTGTTCGTGGGACGGGCGGCCGGAGTCCCCTCCGGTGGGTGTTAGCGCACCCGGCCCGTTCCTCTTCCTGCAGCGCCTGCCGCCCGCGCCTGATTCACACGGGCGGCATGACAATGCTTAAACGGCCTTGCGCATGACGACATAATTCAGTTTGTCGCCTGCCGTGGGCACGCCTGCGGTGGTAACCAGGATAGCCGCGGGCGACACCTGGGGAATAGCCGTCAGGATCTCGTTGGAAGGGCTTGCCGCGGAATCGACGGCCTGCTGCACCATGCAGACATCCGTGTCCAGAATTCCGGGAACGCTGATTTCGGTGGTGGTATCGGGAGCGGGCGAAGCCGGGAATTCATAGATGCCGGCGGCAAAGATGCTGTAGGGCTGCGCGTCAATCCCGTTGGCGGCCGCCAGTTTGACGTTGATCGTGGCGGTCTCGCCGGTCGTGACAACTTCCAGGGCGATGCCGAAGAAGCTGCCGGATTTCTTTTTGCTCAATTTGGGCGTGTCCGCTGCCACATAATAAATGCGGTCGCCGATAGCGACGGCGCTGTTGCCGTCGTCATTGACGGCCTTGACGCTCAAGTCAAAGACGCCTTCGGTATCGATAACCGCCTTTCCGGCGGCGTCATAGCTGGTCTGCGCCACGCCATGAATGCCGCTGCCCACCAATACCGGATCGCCGGACACGATGGTCGCTCCGACCGCCAAATACAGGAGTTTTCCGTCCTGAACTTTGTTAATCATTTTTCAATCCTCCAAAAATTATGATCGTTTTATGTTTTATGTGAGCGGCGGGATCGGGGATCCCGCCCTACGATTCACGATTTATTAATTTCTACGCGCCTTCATTGCGGTAGAGGCCGCGGTAATCGGTTGCGTATGCGCCGGCATCGATGACGACGGCGTATTCGAACCCTTCCACGCTGAAGCCGGGCTGGATCATCTCCAGGATCGGCCCTTTCTGACCATTCAGGAATACCACTTTCACGGTCTTTCCCTTGGGCCCCATCAGATACCAGGCCGTTACGGAATCGTCATCCAGGCGCGGCTCATAGACGCGGTTGAGATAGTTTCCACCGTAAGGATTGACGCGGGTGGATGCCAGGCTGGAATCGGTGGCGATGGTGTTGGTGTCGGAAAAATTTCCGGAGCGGAAGAAGATTTCGGACGATCCTTCAATGGCCTTCGGGGCCATAAAGAACTGCGGGCGGATATTTAACCGGCGTTTTCCGGCGATATCCTTATGCGTGCCCATGGCCAGGATCCCGGCGGCGATGGTCGTTATGCCTACAACACCCTTCACGCCGGAAATCGCGTCATTGGCATGATTGGCCGAATCGAAAATGGCATTGCCGTCGCCCATGTTGCCATTGGCGGTGATGATGGCGTAAACGATGTCGCCGATCTTGCGATTGGCGGCTTCGGTGCGCTTGGCCGGCAGTTCGGTCAGGGCGCGCAGATCATCGTTGATGATCATGACGCGGGTGACCTTGAATTTCTTGCCGTAGCTGGCGATTTTGTAGGTCTCGGGAGCCTTTTCGCTGAATCCACCAAACTTCATTTCTCCGCTGTCGGGAATCTCGTCCAGGTCGTCGTGCTCGGAAAGGCCATTGTCGTAGTAGGTTTTGAAGTCGCTGACGGATCCTTCACCCGTCCAAACAGGCCAGGTCTCTTCCGCGGTGTCCCATCCCTGCTGCATGGATTTGGTGGCCAGGTTTGCCAGGATATACGGGAAATCAGAGCTGGTGAGCGCGCGGCCGACCATTTCCTTGGTGCTGCCGCGATGGTCCATATTGGCCATACGCAGGCATTCGCGGGCCATTTCCGCCAGGGTGTAACCGCGCAGCTCGCTTGCGCCGGGGGCGGGTTTTTCCACTGAAATGCCGGTTCGAAGGATCAAGGCATCCTGGGCGGCTGCCCGGAATTTGTCCTTCTGGTCGTCGCCCGCAAAGACTCCGGTTACGCCGGGATTCTCTTTTTTGCTTCGCTCCTGGATCTTATCCAGGACTGCGCGCTGGGCGTCGATGATGGCTTTCCCGCCAATGATGAGGTCGCGGGCCATGTCGGCGCAGTCATAGCGCTGACACACGCTGTCGATTTCACGGATGCGCTCGCGCTCGGCGCCGGTCGCTTCGGCGCGAATCTTATCTTCGTTCCTCTTCTTTTCGTCCTCGGACGGCTGCGCGGGCGTTTCCGATCTTTTTGCTTCCAGCTTACCCAAAAAGGCGATGGCCTCTTCTTCCGTGGCTGTGGCGGGAAGCCCCTTTGCTTCGAGCATTGCTCTGATTTTCGGGTCCATTATACTTACCTCCTTGCTTGTTGATGGTTGATGAATTTCAGACCGCGCTTTGGCGTTCTGGTCTGCTCCGATGGGGACCGCCGACAACTCGCGGGGTGTCCATTTGGTGACTACCTGCAGCGGGCCTGTGAAGGATTTGCCGTGAATGATTTCGGTCTTGCCTTCACCGATCCAGACCGCCTCATCGACACGGTAGCCGATGGAGTAATCCGTCAAATGCCCCTCCCGTGTTTTGATCCAGGGCGATTCCGCTTCCGGGGCGGATGAATAAAACGCCCGGCCGATCATCTGAATGTCTTTCAATTTGATTTGCCGCGCGGAACCGATAACATTGGCCGTTTCGTAGCGGCTGTGCGCGTCGAGCAAAACAAGCTGATTGGAAGCCGGCAGCTGCGCGCCGGACATCAAAAGAACTTCGTTGATGACGCCGCGTTCGTAATCGTAAACGCGCGCGGGCTCTTCACTGGCCATGATGACTTCCACGGACCGCTCTTTTTCATCGAGCGTGGAAAAACCGTCGGCGCGGCGGTGAAACGACGCGCTGCGGTAATTCATGGCCGGTTGATCCGCTTCGGCGCGATAGTTCATGCGCCCGCGTAATTTCTTTTTGCTTCTGTTGGACATTGTTTTTTCCTCCTTTTCAATCCGGCGCGATCGGGGATCACGCCCTACGTCCTGCGGCGTGCTCGGGGAGCCCGCCCTACGTGTCCTCTTCCATAATGGCCGCCGGGTTGCTTTTCTCCGACTGGTTGGCCGATTCGAAAACCAGCCCCATCTCTTTGGCCAGCTCCTGGGCCGACTTGATTTCTTTGTAGATGTCTTCCAGGTCGCGGCCGCGTTCCCGCGCGACTTCCTGCGGGGATTTCAGGCCATAGCTGATGGACTCGATCTGGCCCTTGGCTTCGCGCAGCGGATCCACGGCATCCATTCCGGGCGGCTGCCATTCGCTTTTGTGGTACCGGCGTGGATTCTGCCAGTAGCCGGGCAGGGTGATCTTTCCGGACAGGACGGCAATATCCAGGGCGGTGGTGACCGTGGGCATGGCGAATTGACGGACGTGGCGCGCGGCGATCGGGCGGAGCTGCTGGGAAAAATCGTTGCGGACAATCCGGGCGGTGGAAAAATTCAGGCCCTGATAATCGCCGGAAATAAGTTCATAAGGCGCGCCGGTGATGATGGACAACATGGTCAAGAGCAAACGGACAAACGGCTGGAAGGTGGCGCCGGGACGGTTGGATGATGCAAAGGTTATGTCTTCACCGGGGCGTAAATATTCAATAATGGCGTTTTCCAGTTCTTCAATTTTCTGGATATCGGTTCTGTTGGATGCGGTTTGCGTCGGCAAATTCAACTGCGACATGGCGGGATCGTTTTTCTTGACGATGGCCAGCCACTTGGCGGCCAGCTTTGCGGCGTCGATTTCTGCATCCAGATAGGTGCTGAGGTCATTGGCGATCAGGATGCCCGGCGCAAACGGCGAAACGCCACGCAACTGCTGTGGGCGAAGCATTTCGTAGCCGTGCACCATGTTTTCGGCGGGGACATAAACGGCATTTCCGCCATAGTTGGGATCGGAAAACCAGTAGCCTTTCACGCGGCCGGTCTGGGTGTAATACTCGATGCCCTGGCGCGTTTCGGTGTCCGTGGGCTTCGCATTGATGTTGATGCCGCCGGTCTTGTAATTGTCCTTCGTGGAGGTCAGCCAGTCGGCCTCATACACTTGCAGGTTGTAGGGGATGTATTGATTCGGGATCTTCGGAAACGTTTTAACGATGACAAATTCGCCCGGCTCCAGGTCCTGTCGTTTAGCCAGGCGCATCATTTCGTAATAATGCAGCTTGCCGGCGGCGTCGGCTTCGTCCATCCAAAATTTGACGGCGTCTTCAATTTTTGTGATGGTTTTCTTGTCGCGCTTGCCGTTAGAATCTTCCACGGTGGACTGGAACATGATCCCGGTGCCGACGGAATAATCGACGATGACGCGGACGGCGCGAGCCAGATAGGGAAAATCCCGGATGAGCTGGCGGACGCGGGCGCGCAGGATGGGCGACGATGCGCCGATGATGTCGTTGACGTTGGAATTGCCGGCGATCCAGTTGCCGGTCAGGCGCGTGGTCTTTGCGCCGGCATAGAGTTCGGCGCGCTTGACGATGTAATTGGTTTCCGCCTTTTTCATGGAGTTTCTGATGCGGCGCAATGGCGGGATGGCGTTGATTATTGTGTTTGTGGCGCGCGGGATGATGTTTTTCAGGCCCTTTCTCATACGCCGCGGCCTCCCTGCTTGGCAAAGGTGCGCGTAACGAACGCGCCGGATTCCTGATCGGCCATTATTTTGACATACGTCAACTGATCCATGAATTCTTTATTCGTTTTGTAGGTGATGGTCTTTCCGGCGACGCTGACGGTGCCGATGGAAGCATTGCCGGATGACAATGTGTTCAGCATGGCCGTGTATAGCGCTGTCCAGGTGGTGAAGGTCATAAGCTCTCCGCAAAAAATGTATTAAACTTGCGGACAGGCTACACCCGGCTTTTTTGGCAAAAAGGAACTTTGGGGTATTTTTTATGGGTTTTTGTGGTATTTCTTATGGATCTTTTATGGATCTTTTATGTATTTTTTATATGTTTTTCATGTTGACGGGGTTTTGAAGGGGCAGGGTGGATGGTGGATGGTGGATAGTGAATGGTGGGTGGCAGGCGATTTGGTATTTTTGTCAGACTGACTTTTATGCTTGACAGAAAAAAGCCCCTGGAAAGGGGCTGGGATGGTTTTATCTGTCATTCCCGCGCAGGCGGGAATCCAGGATTCAATCCATTGTTTTCTTTTTGCATCCGTATCTTAACCCAGTCTTTTAATTCCCATTTAAACTTATTACACAAACTAATTACTCCCGAGGCCTTTCCGATTTCATACCATAAGTCAAGCGCGGCCTCATTGAGTTTCATGGCTTGTTCTTGAATCGACCCCGGTATCGGCGGTTCTGTGTTTGATTGTCGTTTGCTCATGTCATTATTCCTTATTGGCTTTTTTTAACTAATTCGACGGCCGCGTGGCATATTGAACACAGGTGAAATGCTTTGTTTCCACTATTATTTTCGTAAATGTGTTGTGTGACCTGAATACGTCGGTCAAGACGCTCTATCTCTATTGTGCGCATTTCAAATTTAACCATAACATGCAACTGACATTCTGGATTGTCACAAAATATTTTCATATATTTTCCTTTAGATTCCGGCCTTCGCCGGAATGACGGTTATGATAATGCCGGTATTATACCCAAACGCTCCAGATTTGCAAGCCGGGTTACTTTTTGCCTTTTCCGTTGCCTTTGCCTTTATCGGTTGCCGCGGCCGGCGCGGCCGGTTTCTTTTCCAGTTCCGGTTTGGGCGGTTCCTCCGGTTCCGGTGTGACGACCGCCAGGCGGCGCTTACGCCACTGGATGATCAGGTCCTGATCGCTCTCCCAGACGCCACCCAGTTTCTTGGCCGGGAAATCCTCCTCCTTGATGAGCTGGACAATCGTCACTTCCGACGATTGCATATTGATGGAGCGGCAAAAGTCCCGGATTGCGGTCATGCCTGATAATGCTGTCCCTGTTGTCATGTTTACCACCTCGATGATTTATTTTTTTCTTCACGTTTTTTTGATTCGGTCTTGGGTTTTGGCTGCACCACCATCCGCGGGGCCAGGATGTTCACGCCGCCGCCAAGCCATTGCGGTTGGGCCAGAGCCACGGCGCCGCAGGTGGCATCCAGTAAATGGTTGGCCTGCCGGATCCGCTCCCACTTGGCGGTTTTTGTTTTGCGGTCCATGCGCTTTTCTTCAGCCAAAATATGCCGTGCATAAAGGATATCGGTCCCCTGGTGCAGATACAGGGCGTTGGAATCCCGTGTAATAGCCTGGTCAAAACCATAATGAACGAATGTTTTGATTTTGTCGGTGTCGATCAGGACCAGATGAAACCAGTCTGGAAGTTTTTTTCCGGACGGCGTCTTCAACAGGGCCTCGCCTTTTTTAAACATGGTTGCCTGCGGGCGCGATGCGCCTTTGGTTCCCCACAGTTGGACGCCGCGGCTGAAATTGGCGATGATCCACCAGTAGGTTTCTTCTGTCATGCTCATTTCCGTGTCTTTTTTTCCGCCGCCGGTATCGAACGCGGCGCGCCAGATCCGCATGGTGCCGGTGCCGTCCGCAATGGGATATTCGGTCTCATAAAGGATCTTTTCTATTTCGGCCCAGGTGGCCAGCGCGCCGTAATGGATCAGCCAGCCGGTGATTCCCCGGATATCGCGCGCCCAGGCCCACACGGTGAACCAGAAACCGGACTTCTGGACGTCGGCGCAGAAGGTCAGGGCCAGGGCCTCCGCGGGGACGGTTTGCGGCGCCAGGTCGCATTTGGCTTTTAACAGTTCATCTTCTTTTTTCGGCGGCTCTACGGCTTCTTTCCAGGGCTCCACCTTGTGCTGGGTGACAAAGACCATCAGCTTGGCCCTGTTGTCGCGGCCGCGGATCTCCGCCGCTTTCACCCGGGAAAGCGACACGAACGGCGAATACCAGGAGGGCAGGTGGAAGGCAACGGCCAGGGGATTATCGACGATCTTGTCCGGAACCCAGCCGAATAATGAATCCGGATTCTGCATGCCCTCCAGGACGGCCTGGTTGCGCATGTGATCATCCCACAACATGCTGCAGGTTTTGCATTGGTAATGGGCCAGCTTCCGGCGGATGATCTCGCGCGGATCCTTGATGTCTCCATCCAGGATGATTTGCTCGAATTCCATGATCTGGTATTCGCCGCAGGCGGGACACTTTGCGGTATAGCGATAGACGACGTCGGCCTCTGTTTCGATATCGGAGGCAATGCCGGTGTCCAGGTTGGGCGTGGATATTTCCAGCATCTTGGACGTATGCGGGAACGTGGTGGACCGGATCTCGGCCAGGTCTTTCGGGTCGACTTCCTTGCCGGAATATTCCGGGAATTTGTCGCGCTCATCCAGGATGAGAATGGGGACGGATTCGGAACTGAGCTCGGCCGCGGACGTGGCCCAGGCCATGATCAGATCCGCGCCGTTTAAGAAGCTGACGGACAGGGTTGTTATGTCGTCAAAGCGCGGGCTTAAAATCTCGCGCGTGGCCGGCGAGGCCTTGAACATGGGAATGATCCGGCGCTTGCTGATGCGCTTGGTGACTTTTTCATCCGGCATGACGTACATGACGGACTGCCCGTCATGCTCGATGGAGTAGTTCATACAGTTGAAAGCGACCTGCGTTTTTGCTGATTGCGGGCCCCACATCAGGAATATCTTGCGGACACCGGGCCACGTCCAGCAATCCATCGGCCCGACGGTATAGGGCGTGACGCTGTTTCGCCACGGCCCTTTGATGTTGCCGTCGGTGATCACCCGCGTCTTTTCGGCGTGCTGCCAGACGGTCATCTTTTCCTTGCGCGCAAAGACGCGCCGCTCTCCCGGCGTCCAGAAGAAACTGCCCGGCATTGCCGGT